CCAGCAGGTAGCGCCCCAGGTTCTGAAGAGCGGCGGCGTAGCCGCGCTGGTAGGCGGCCTCCGTATCGGCCTTGGCCGAGGGCGTCAGCCGCGCCTGCTCCAGGGACAGGCGCAACTGGTCACGCTCCTGCGCCAGCTCGCGGACCTTGGCCATCGCCGCGTCAAGGCCTTCCTCCAGCTTCCGCTTCTCGTTGAGAACCAGCCCATGCACATGGTCGAACTGAGCCTCAAGACGCTTGTACTTGGCCAGAGACACAAAGCGGATGCGGTCCGAAAGCGTCGGGCGGTACCCGAACTCCGGAGCGTTCTCCTTCTGGTTCTCTTCGTCGGTGGTGCGGTGGTCAGACATGATTCTCCTAATAGTTGATCAATCGACGTAGTGATAATCTCCGCGCTTTGCCCGCATTCTCTGCATGGCGATCGAGAAGTACGGGCAAAACTCGCACAGATACCGGTTCGAGGTGGGCTTGGGCAGGCCGAGTTCCTTACGCTCGGCGTGGGTATTGGGGACCAGGCGCATCTTGTCGGACTTGAAGTCCTCACAATTCCTGGTCCTATTGCGCCGCTTCCAGCACGCGAAGGCGTCTTCCTTGAAGGTGGCCTTGATAGTGTAGAACTCATCCCCAAGGCCCATGCCGACGCGCTCCTTGATCTTCTCGACGATCTTTTCGCGCTTGTGCGTGTCCCGCCAGTGCCGCTCTTCGACATCGAAGAGCTTCAGCCCCTCATGCGGGAAACCCTCGGCGTACTCGTGCCGGGAGGCGACGATGTCGAGGAGCGTGTCGTCCTTCAGCGGGCCCTGAAAGTCGGGGATCTCCTCAATGCTCTTGCACGTCCGGCAGACGACGAGGCGGATCTTGGTCTCGTTGCTCATGCTCCGATTACTTGGTTGGAACGGTCCAAAGCAGGGGCCAGGTGATCGGGCCGACGGCGCCGTCGGCGGTGACCTTCGCCTTGGTCTGGAAGGACTTGACGGCGGCGGTGGTCTTCGGGCCGTAGATGCCGTCGACGGCGATCTTGTAGCCGTGCTTGACCAGCTGGGCCTGGATCTGCTTGACCGCGGGGTGACGGCTGTTGCGGGTGGAGGAGAACCAGTCGTTGGCGGCCAGCGGGTACTTCGGCGACGTGGTCTTCGTGGTGGTCGTCCTCGTGGTGCTCGCCTTGGCGTAGACCGGGTAGCCGTAGCCGACCACGCAGTCGCGGTAGCGGTAGCGCTTGGCGACCTGGTCGGATGTGTTGCCCTCGATGGTGACGATGCGGCCGAGGCTATCGGTGCCGATGACCACGCCGACGTGGTCAATCTTGTTGATGTCCTTCGAGCCACCCCAGTCGAAGAACACGAGCGCACCCTTAGTGGGCGTGTTGCCCCACCGGCCGTTGCGGGCGAACCAGCGGGCATGGTCGGGGGTGTAGGCGAATTCGCCAATGATCTTCAGGCCATCCTCGCCACCGGCCTGGTAAGCGCACCAGGCCAGGAACATATCGCACCAGGCGCCCGTGATGTATCCCTTGGTCTTGTGGCGCTTATCCCACCACTCTCCATACTTGGTCCACGGTTTGCCGTCCTTGGTCTTGGGGGCCTGCTCGTGATAGCCGATCTCCCCCATGACCACATCAAGAAATGCGTCAACGGTGAGGCTCATCAGTAGGCCTCCCCGTTGTCAAACTCGGGCAGCTCGAAAACCTCGCCCTCCTGCGGCCCGTCCTCGGGGCGGACCGGAGCGCAGCTGGAAACGTTCTCGGGGATGAAGTCGCTCATCGGATCATCACCTGAATGCGCGCATCGGGGGAAACGTGGCCGGGATAGACGTTGGAGGGGGAGGTGACGAAACCACCGCGGTTGGGGGTGGGCTTTCTGATCGCCCCATCCGTCATCCCCTCACGAAGTTCGGCGTTCACGCTCCGGGGGGTCGGGTAGGCCATGCTTACTTGCCCTTCTTCCTACCGTTCTTGGAGGTCTTAACCTTGGGGACGCGCATAAGCGGCGGTGCGGCGCCATCGTTAACAGAAACGGTGACCTTGACGTTGTCACCCATTCCGGAGCGTCGGCGGTCGGTGACCTTTAACGGCTTATTCTTCCCCACGGTGGCTCCTCGTGGCGAATCTCTTCAATACATTCCAGCTTAATCACCAGGCGCTGAAACCTGGTACCGTCGTAGCTGTGAAGCCGGGTCGCGCACTTAGTGCATCGGCTTTAGGTCCGGGATAAACCTCATCCACCTTCAGCACTTCATAAATCGTCAGCTCCCGGCGCGCGTAACCGAACCGGGGCGCCACCCTCCCGATGTTCGGGATGGGCGGGCGGATCGCGCTGATCTGCTCGGCGGTGGCGTTCATCAGCGCGCCGATTCGATCGGTGACGATGTTCTCCGGGAGAGATGCCCACGGCCCAGCGGGCATGGTGTTTCCTCCTTAAGGCGGTCCGCCGTATTGCGGTATCACATCCACGTGGGCAGGTAGCGGCGCATGCGGGCGGGGAATGATGGGTCGGTTTCACGCCGCAGTTCTGGGTCGACCACGCCGTATTGGGAGGCGATCCGGCCTAGTTCCTCGGGGGTGGCGATGGCGTACTTGCCGCCGTGGGCGAGGCGTTCGACCGGGGAGCCTTTGGCGGTCCAGCGCTTGCCGCGGGCCTGGTGCTCAAGCCCGGTCATCGGGCCAAACTCCTTGGGCCAGACGTAGTCACCCGCTGGCAGTTTCGTGAATTTGTGAACGCCGCGCTGGTAGGAACGGTCCGAAAGCTTCTCCTGGATGGCGGCCAGTACTCGGTCCTCACGCCGGGTGTTGATGGTACCGAGGTAACCATCCGGGTACTGGGCCGAGGGGACCTGATCAATGACGGGGAGGTAGCCGGATCGCTTTGCGTCGAGCAGGTCGCGGTATCCGGTCCCTACGCCTCCCCCGCCGCCGCTTTGCACCGGTGCACCGGGCTGGGAGACCGGGGGAACGTAGCTCCAGCTCAGGTACTGCTGAGCCACCGCTTACCTACCTCAGCTGGCCCGGGTAGCGGGGGTCGTCAACCGGGTAGGACTGGGCAGGCTGGACAGCCTGGGCAGGCAGGTGGCTACGGGCACCCGCCTGGAAATTGGCCAGCCTGCCCACGACCCCGACCGCGTGGGCGGCGACGGCGGCACGGGCGAGTGTGGAGATGATGGCCGGGATGGGCATCACTGCATCACCTGGCCATACTTGCGCTTGTCCCAGAAGTCACGCAGCCCGGTCCTGGGCGGCAGCAGGCGCACATTGCGACCGGTCTTACTCGCCTCAGGAACGTTGGGGTAGACGATCCGGGCCTGGATCGCTCCCTTGTGGCCGAGTCGCTCCGGAATCGGCTTGCGGTAGCTGGCGAATGCGGCCTCGACCATGGAGGCGCCGCTGTGGCGGGTGATCTCCTCGCCTCGCAGAGGGTTACCGGAGATGTTGCGCCAGTCCCGCGCAACCGAGGTCCCCATGATCGGGTGGGTGGTGATGGTCTTGTCAGCCATCGATGGCTCCTCACAGTGTGGACAACCAGGTGCGGCGGCGGTAGGTCTCCTCACTCGACCCGTTCTGGCTGGGGAGGATCTGACCGGATGGCAGCAGTCGCTGGGCGTCCGACTGGGAGAAGCCAAGTGTGCTGCTGACGACGGGTTCCAGAACCGACACCGGGCGATACCCGGCTCGGCCAGCACCCTGCTGCCGGGTATAGAAGGCCAAAGTGTACCGGAGCGCGGAGTCGGCGAATTCGGTCTGCCGACCGTCCATCATTCCGCTCTCCTCCTCATCGCAAGGTTTAGCATGATATGTTTGCCGCCCGTGCCGGTGCTGGTGTCTTCGTCAGTCCGTTAGGACCTTGAAGACGATTGCGGTGACCTCACCCTCGGGCATTTCCACCGTGGTGAATCCGGCACGGAAGGAAAGGCTGATCGCGCGGGACGCGACAAAACTCTGGGCGATTGCCAGGGCCTTGACGGCCTGGTTCACCGCTCCCGCCCCAATCGCCCGCAGGCTCACATCCTTCTTGTCATAGATCGCGTGAGAGATGGCCGCAGCCAGCGCGGATGCACTGGAGGAGGCCTTCACGCGCAGGGTGACCGAGTTGCCGGTGGCGTGCGACGCCGAGTTTTCGCTCATATGTTGGCTCCACTGGGAAAAACAAGTTAAGGTACTGAGATTTACTCATTTCAAGCGTAGGAGCATCGGCGTCTTTTCTAGTAATATGAAAGACCTACCCTAGTTCGGCGGCAGGCCTTCTAGTTGGGATTTCTATTCGTCTTTTCTGAGAACCGCGTCCTTGACGAGTTCGCGCCAGTCGGCCAGCCGCATCAGCACCGGCCAGTAAAGGGTGCGGAATTTCTCCTGGCCGTTGGGCATGACGACCAGCATGGGGTAGTTGGGGCCAGTGTGCTTGGCGGCCTTCTTGACCCAGGCGCGCAGGTCCATCCGGTTGCGGGTGGTGACCTCTACCGGGCAACGGCCATCGTCGTGGTGGGGACAGATCACCTTGTCGTCGTGGTAGGCCTGGCGCTGGATGGTGGTACCCAGGCATTCGATCAAGTACTTGCCAACGAGGAAGGCAAGGCCGAACACGCGGTACAGGTGGATGGCGTACATCGCCACCAGCCAGTCATCAATACTGGCCTCACCCTGTCCATTGATGCGGAAGACCACGTAGGGGATCTCATCCTCTCCCGCGTTTACCGCGGCCTGCCGCAGCCAGGCGCCGAGATTGACGCGGGACTGGGCCTTGACCTCGCCCGCGAATCCTGGGGTGTTGAGGATGTCCTGCCCGGAGCGCCCGGCGCCTGCGGTGTCGGCGAAGGGCCAGATCTCACGCAAGTACTCGGCCACCAGCTTCTGGGTGCGCATGCCGCGCCGCTTACGGGAGATGCTCACCGGCGGCGCTCCTCCCACTCCTTGTAGCGGAGCATGAGCATGTCGGCGCAAGCGCGCAACCAGGTGATGTCCTTATCGTTGCGGATCTCCCAGGAGATCAGCCCGGCGGGGAGGATGGTCTCCCCGGGCGCGGGGGTGATGCCGGGGCGGATGATATGGACGATCTGGCCGCCGAGCTTCTCGCGGATGGCGCGGGCCTCGGCCAGGCTGCGCACGTCGGAGAAGACGACGTTGGCGTCGTCGGGCACCTTGGCCAGGGCGGCCAGGATCCACGCCCTAGGGTGCAGGTGGCGGCGGACGGCCTCCCCCAGGACGATCATCAGCTGCCGCAGCTCGGGGTAGCGGTCCTTGGCCTGCTCCCAGCCGATCTCGCCGATCACCTCGGCGAGGTAGACCGGGCCGTCGGCGGTGACGCGCAGCGGGGGGTTGAAGTCGAGCAGGACATCGCGTAAGGCGTCGGCGAAGGCGATCTTGACGAACCCGTAGTTCTCCACGAGCGCGTCGGCGAACGTGTCCTTCCCGGCGCGGGCGTAGCCGTGGAGTCCGAGGACGATCACCGAAGGTCCTCCGGCTCGGCGATGTCCTGGAAGGTCGCGGGGGCAAAGCGCTTCAGCTCCCGCAGGAACAGCGCGGCCAGCTTGCGGATCTCCTGGTTGGCCGCCGGGTCCAGGCGGCGCTTGAGCACGTACCGCCAGTTGGCGAGGTTGGAGGAGATGACCAGGTCCGTGGCGGTGGCCATCGGGAGGAACTGGGCGGCGGCCTCGCGGGCGGCCTTGCGCGGCAAGCCGCGCTTGGTCAGGCGCTCGTAGGCCTGGGTGTACTTCTCCAGCGCGATCGCCCACAGCTCATCGAGCGACTCGACCAGGTCGGCATCCCCTGCCAGAGTGGGGTGGACGGCGTAGTGGCGGGGCGGGCAGTAGCGCAGGCTCTCCACGCTGAAGCTGCCGTGCCGGTGGCGGGTCAGCTCGCCCAGCAGGTGCCGGGAGACCCCCTCGACGAGGAAGGTCGCGCTGGCGTGCTCCAAGACCGAGAAATGCTGCTGGCGGATGATGTTGGCCAGGTAGTCGGTGGTGAGCCGGGTGGCGGGGTTGGGCTTGTGGAACGAGCGGTAGCAGATCCGCCCGGCGTACTCGGCGAGCAGGTCGGCGTCGGTGACGGTGAGGTCCTCCGGCTCGAGCGCCCGGAGGACGTGACTGTCTACCGCGGTGTAGCCGATGAGGGTGACCTTCACAGGTTCTCCTTCGTCTGGTGTGGTGGTGTGGTGGGTTACGCGGTCCAGCGGTAGCTGCGGTCGACACGGTCGGCCGCCTCGGAGCGCCGGGTCAGCTCCCGGCTGCAGAAGGCCGCAAGGCGTTCAGTGCTGGCTTGGCTGGTCTCGGCGCGGATCCGGTTCGCTTTGGCGTTAACCAGCTCCTGCTTGGCGGCCTTGACCTCCGGGTTGCTGTCGGCAAGCGCCTTCGCTTCGGTCACGGACTTGGTGACCCGCTCGGCAAGCGCGTCCGCGCGAAGCAGCTCATACTTCGCCTCGGCGAACAGCTCGTCAACCTTCGCGCGGGCGAGCTGCCCGGCGAAGTACACGCTCCACTCCGTCAGCTCCCGGAAGAGCATCATCAGCTGCCGGTCGTCCAGCTCCGTGATGTCCTCCGGCAGCCGGGGCGGCCGGTCGCCGGGGCGTTCCGGCACGAACAACTCGGCGAGTTCGCGGTCGCGCTTCTCCTCCAGCCGCTGCAAGGCGGCGGCGGTGGCCGGGTTCCGTACGATCCTCCGCATCGTCCTTCCAGCACTCACTGGCCCACATGCAGGTAGCGCACGGGCGGGTGGTCGGGTTGGTGTGGGCACGCTCGGGGATGGGCCCGCCGTGATCAAGCGCGTCGCGGATTTCGGCTGCCTTCTTCAGCAGAGGCAGCAGGACGCGATCGGACAGGCGGACCTCAAAGGATCGGGTTCTCTGGTTGAGCTTGAATTCGTACAGGTAGGTGACGGTGTCGACGTGAAGCCCTCGCTGGCGGGCGAGCCAGTGATAGATGCAGCCCTGCTTGACGTGGGATTTCAGCGGGCGGCTCAGGCTGGCCCACAGCCCGTCAAGGTCGACGAGGGTCTTACCCGCGGTCTTGTAGGTGTGCTGGCGCAGCAGGTCGGGGTCGTCCAGGCGGACGGTGCCCTTGCCGATCGTCTTGATCTCAACCAGCGTGCGACGCCCGGGCAAGTATCCATCGGCCGAGCCGCTGATGGGCAGGTCATCGGCCCACAGCGGGACCTCTGCGTACTTGATGGCGCGTGAGCCACAGCGGGCGCACGCCTCGGGGCGGGGGGTGATGGCCTTGTGCAGGTGGTCGCAGTGCAGACACCGCCACCTGCCCCACAGCTCCCCCATCTCATCCAGCCAGCGCTGCCACTTGGTGTGGGCGTGGTCGCCCTCCTTGAAGATCAGCAGAGTGTCAACGCTGTGCTGCTCGGCGGGGATGATCAGCCCGGCGCGGGCGTCGCGGATGCGGTAGAAGGTCTGGCGGGGGCACCAGTCATTCTTGGCCATCTCACTGGGGTGGATGACATCCTGGCGCCGGTCGCTGGGTTCACCCGCTTTGCGCAGTACGTGGGTGTGGATGTCGGCCAGCAGCCCGCCGTCCTTGCGTGCCTTGATCAAACTGGCCAGCTGGCCTGATGGCTTTACCACTCGTCGTCCTCGTAGTCTTCTTCGTCGTAGTCGCCGAAAAACGCTACCTGTACCTGGTCCAGCTCCTCTTCGTCGTATTCCTCTTCGTCGGCCAACAGGAGCAGGTCATCCGAGCCGTCGTCGGGGTTGACGGGAGTGGGTGGATGCCAGGCGATTTCCAGATAGGGGTTCTGCCGACGGGCAATACGTATGGCCTTTCGGTCGTGCGGGAGCATTCCACCCCAGACCCCCCAGGCCTCGTTGTTGATGATCGAGAACTCCAGGCACTGCTGGCGCATCGGGCAGACGCGGCCGTCGTAGTCGCCGTTGCAGATGGCCAGGCAGTCCTCGAACTGGTCCTCGTCGAACCAGGGGTCGTTCTCCCTTGTGGGGCGGAAACGCAGACACTTCGCCGCCTTGGCCGGGTTACCTCCTGCTGTCCAGTCGGGGGCGGGGATTCGCGGCTTGAGAACCACTACCCCGCCGCCTCCTCAGCTGCTGCTTTCAGTTCCAGGTAGTCCTCTTCACGCATCAGCACGTAGTCCTGGCCGCCGAGCCGGATGCCAAAGCGCATGGACCTTCCACCGTCCAGCAGGGCGTTACGGTGGGCCCGTTCCAGCTCGTCAGCCTTGAGGGTGTAGGTGCGGTTGGCGGTCTTCATCTCCCAGGACTCGGTCGGGGTTCTGACGTCGTTTTTGCGCCAGTCCCCGGCGCCGCTCGCGGCGTTACGGGTGCCTCCGTAGACGCGGGCGGCGCGTTCTTCCTGTCGGCGAGATGCCTTGTGCTGCCAGGCCATCAGCCATCCTTTCCCCGCAGCCAGTCGCCGATCCTCAAGATCACATCGCCAAGCAGCAGGCAGAAAAGAATGACTCCGATGATCAGCCCGGCGATTTCCTGTTCACTCATCANGANGCGCTCCTCATCCGCTGCCGGTACGGGGTAGCGGCGGCCTTAAGGATCTTCTCCCGCAATTCCTCCTGAAGATCGACCTCGGCCCGCAGATCGGCAAGAAGTTCCTCCTTACCGGGCCCCCAGCGCCGCTCTCCAATGCTGTAGTAGGCGCCGCGGCGCTCGATGATTCCAAAAAGCGTGCCGTAGCTGAGAAGCTCCTTTGCGGTGTCGTAGTCACCAGAGCGGAATCCGAGCGTTGGCGCGTCGTCGAAGTAGTAGTCGATGTCGGCGACCTGACGCGGGGGCGCCGACTTGTTCTTGATGGTGCGGACCTTGATCGTCTGGCCAACGACGACCTTTCCCTCGCCGGGCCGGTTCTCCACGATGTCGGAATCCCGCTTCACCTCGACCCGGGCGTAGTAGAAGTAGTTTTTCGCCTTTCCGCCGGGAGTGGTCTGCGGGATTCCGTGCGGGGAGAACTGGCCGACGGCATCGCGGAACTGGTTGATCACGACACCGAGGAACGGACGCTCAGATCCATCCAGTGCGCGGCGGGTGGCCGCCCCAGCCTTGCGGAAGAAGCGCGCGGTCAGCCGTGCTCCCAGTGCCACGACACTCTCATCAAATCCCTTGGCGGCCTCCTCATCAGGCACCAGCGCGGGGTAGGAGTCGAGCACGGCCATATCGACCGCCTTCTGGCGGGCAAACTCCAGCAGGACCTCATAAGCGGTTTCCATTTCCTGGGTGGGGTAGACGATGACCCGGTTGTTATCGACTCCGCAGGCCGCGGCGTGCTTGGTGTTGTAGGTTTCCGCCGCGATCCACAACACGGTGAAATCCGGGTCGCGCGCCTGGTTGGCGGCCACGGTCTTATAGACAATGGAGGTCTTCCCAGACGATTCCTTTCCGATGACCTCCACCCACTGGGATACCGGCCAGCCGCCTCCCAGAATCACATCCAGGCCGATGGATCCGGATGGATAGCGCCCGCCGAGGGAGATATCCGAGCCGAGGACGATGGCGCCTTCTCCGTGCCTTTTGTTAATCTGCGCAACCAGTGCGGCAGCTTCAGGTCTGATTCCCACTACCCGAATATCCCAACTCAGACAAAAGTGACCGTGTGAGAGAAACGTTATAGCTCCTCTCACACGGTCACAAGTTGGGGCGAAACTTGAATTTTTGGGAAAATTTACGCGGCGCGCTTTCCGGTGTAGGGATTGGCAAGCCCGGCCGCCACCAGCTCGTCATTGAGCACGCGGCCCGCGGACTCGAACCGGCCAAGCCAGCGCCCGTACTTTTCCGGGTGCTTGCGCGTATACAAGACGATTCCGTCGACCTGGTGGCGGGCAAACCAATCTTCGATGAACGCCTTCGCCGCCTTGTCCTCGGACGTGTTCATCTCGGGGGCGTTGATGCCATCCAGGCGGATCTTCACCTGATGAGTGATGCGGACGCGGAAACCGCAGTCGAGCACCACCTCAACCCACACGGTGTCGCCGTCGACGACGCGGACCAGCTCAACGCAGGGAAAGCTCCACCAGTCGGCGCTCACGCGGCCTCTCCCACCAGGTCGACGTCCTCGCACCCACCGGCGGTGCAGGCCAGCACCTGCGTCCCGGCGGTCTGGTCGGACGTCTCATAAAAGACAAGGTCGGCCCAGCGCACCTTAGGGAAGTTGGCCACCATCCGCTGATAGGTCACCTCGTCGATCTCCTGATACGGCGCCTGGGCGTAGACGTGCTCGTCGTAGGGCAGGAAAGTCACGCCGACGAGGCTGTCAAGGTGGTCCCAGGCCCACTGGCGGACCTTGTCCCACTCGTCGGCGCGAACGTTGACCGTGACGGAGGCGTTGTGGTGGCACCAAAAAGAGTGGTACGCCATCCACAGCTTCAGGTGATCGACCGCGGACAGGTCATCGCGGGTGACGGCGTCCGGCGGCGCGGCGATCGGGAAGGAAAAGACCCAGGTGGTCTCCGGCGCGGTGACGTCGTCCTCGTGCGGAACCCCGGCGTCGGCCATCAGCTGGGCGAGCGGGTCCTTCTTGTCGGCCCGGACAGTGCGGATGTAGTAGCGGGAGTGCCAGGGGTGGATGCCGGAGGAGACCCCGGCGAGCTGGGAGACCGTGCCGGACGGCTTGACGGTGCAGATGGCATGCGCCGGGGTGATGCCGATCCGGTAGGCCTCCTCCTTGTTGGCCTCCCGGGCCGCCAACTGCAGCGCCGTCAGCGTGGTGGGAACCTGCTCCAGGTCGTAGGTGAGCCGGTTGCCGAAGATCCCCGTCAGGGAGACGCCGAGCAGCCGCTCCTCCTCGGCGTTGCGCTTCCACTCCGGCCGCAGCAGCGGGAAGTCGGTCAGGGTCGCCTGCCAGGTACCGAGGATGGTCGCCAGCTCCACCTTGCGCTTGAGCGTCTGGAGCGTGTCGTCCGGCCGGACGATGGCCTCGGTGAGGTTGCAGAAGGAGTACGGCCGGAGGATGATCTCACCGCAGGGGTTGGTGCCGTACTCGACGAAGGTCCCCGGCTTGCGCCCGTTGCGGAAGGCCTGAATCTGGGCGGCGGTGCGGTTAAAGATGCCGCGCTCACCCGAGCCGCTGGCGATCAGGTCGTCGAAGAAGGCATCAAACTCCTCGCGGGTGACCTCGAGGTCCTCCTTGAAGACCGCGGAGATGTTGGCCAAGGAGCGGTGGGGGTGGGTCTCCCAGAAGCGGCCCTTCTTGGCCTCGGCCATCTCCTTGTCATCCAGGTCCGACAGGGCGATCATCGCCGAGCGGCGCACGCCGCCGACCACAACGACCGAGGCGATCTTGCACATCAGGTCGTGCACCTCGATGGGACGCAGCTTGCGCCCGGCGGCGCCGCGCAGCAGGTCCGCGGCGAAGCTGAAAAGCTCGAGAATGGGGCCGGGGCCAGAAGCCCGGCCGCCGAAAGTCTTCAGCCGGGCACCGCGAGGACGGACGGCGCTGACATCCACGGAGGGGACCTTGCCATTCAGCCAGACCGACTCCAGGAAGCGATGGAAAGCGTGCGCCCAACCCTCCTTGCTGTCGCCGACATACAGCACGNTGTGGGGGTCGTCGGCGATATCGGGGTGGACAGTCGGCAGCTGATCAACGTAGAGCCGCTCGACGCTATAGCCGACGCCGGTNCCGTTCAACAGGATGTAGAAGGCCTCCACAAAGGAGTACAGGTCGGTAATGGGAAGGTAAGAGCAGTTGTAGGCGGCGATGTGCGACCGCTCAAGAGCGGGCCCGGCGGTCATGATGGCCCGCATGGAGGGGACGACATCCAGATTCTTGATCGCGGCGCGGATCTCCTCTACCAGTGCCGGGTCCGGCCGGTAGCAGTGCTTGATGGCCAGATGCTCGACCATGAAGCCCATGTAGCGGTCGACCGTCTCAGCCCAGGTTTCACGCCTGTGCTCCGTATCCAGGTAGCGGGCATACCGGCTCAGGGCAATGTACTGGCTGTAGGGGTTGGCGAGGGTACCGTCAGGGTTCAGCACACGCACGGGGAATTCCTTCTAGACGAGCGAGCGAAGACGCCTACAGTCGGAAAATGATCCTCTTGGGGTCGTAGTATGAGCGGCCGTCGTGAATCTGCTTGGCCGGGGTGACGGGGCCGACCAGATGCGATGGCAGCGCACCGGGGCCTGATCCCGACTGGATCACCGGATAGCCGCAATCGAAACACTGCTTGCGGACGTTCATGTTCGGTGGCGCCATGTAGTTGCCGGAACCGCAACCAGGGCAGGTTTCCGTCTCCCGGGAGGACTGGGCCTTACTCAGATGCCGGGCGATGACGTCCCGCGGCACCTCCGGCGCGGCCGGGGCTGCGGGCTCGGCCGGGACAGATTGCGGTGCGGGCTGCGCAGGCGGCAAGGCAGGGTCCCACCAGGGACGGGCGGCCGAGGTCTGCGGTGCCGTATACGGCTTGCTCTGGGCACGGTCAGCACCAAGTTTGCGGGACCAAAATCCGCTCACTTGGCGCCCTCCTTGTAGGTGATGAGGTCGGCATTGCACAAAGCGGCAAGCACGACAAATGCGCTGGACCGCAGCAGGTTCCGGTAGGTCATGACGACATCTTCGATGTCCTGGCCAAGTTTCTCGGCCGTGCTCTCATCTACGATAGAGCGAACCATTGCCTCGGCAATGATGGAAGTTATCAAATTGACTTCAGGACCAAGATTGGTGATGACCGGGAGAAGCCGGGAGTGGCTTTCAGCACATGCCTGGCTGATTCCCTCTTCGCTCGGAGGAACCTTTCCCAGACGCCGCAGGATCTCACAGACCATATGGTGCGGGAAGGCGTCCCAGACGATTTCCTGGTAGAGGACCTCGAAATCCTTAATCAGGTCACGCGCCACGGCTGTCCTCTTTCCTACTTTGCCTCACTCCACCGATCCACAACGTTCATATCAATGGTGAGCGGAACGCGGACGAGTTTCTGAATCCCAGGCCCGACCATAGCGTCGCGCAATGCTTCCTTGGCCTGGTCGACCAGCTCGATGGGGGTGTGAATGACCAGCTCATCGTGCACGGTCATGATCATGTGGGCGCCTTCGGGGTGATTGCGCCACCAGCGGACCATGGCCAGCTTGATAAGGTCGGCCGCCGAGCCCTGAATCTTGGAGTTGAAGATCTTCCGCTCGGCCTCGGCGCGCTTGGCCTCATTTTTGCTGAGCAGTTCCGGCATGCGGCGGATACGGCCGAGCAGGGTAGTGGTGTGTGGGGGCCGCTTCTTTCTGGCCTGCTTGATGACGTGCTCCCTGTAGGCGTAGATCTCAGGGAACTCTTTCCGGTGCTTGCGCATGTACTCCTTGGCTTTCTTCACCGTCACCCCCGCCTGCTCGGCGACTGTGGCGGGACCGGCGGAGTACACGATGGCGAAATTCAGGCCCTTGGCGACACTGTAGAGATCAGCGTGCTTGGTTTTCACATCCTCCGGCGGGATTCCGAAGATCTTGGCGGCGGTCATCACGTGCGGGTTGATCCCGGCGAAGAAACCGTCATACAGGGCGCCGCGGCCGATAAAGTGAGCGAGCATGACCAGCTCGATCTGCCCGTAGTCGGCCACCAGGTACATGTGTCCGGGTTCGGCGCGGAAGGCGGAGCGGATCTTCTTGCCCTCGGCGGTGCGGGTCGGGATGTTCTGCAGGTTGGGGTTGCTGGAGGACCACCTGCCGGTGCGGGCACCCACGGGGTTGAAGCTGGCGTGGATGCGGCCGTTGATGATGAGACTGCCGTCTTCCTCGTCGTTGAGGATGCCCTCCACGTAAGTTCCCAGCAGCTTCACGTCCCGCTGGTAGTCCAGCAAGGCGGCCACCACCGGGTTGTCCTTGTACTTCTCCAGGACCTCGGCGGAGGTTGAGTAGTCGTGGACGGTGATCTCCTCACCGCGGCGTTCTTTGTCCTGGCCACCCTTGGTGAGTGTGATGGGCTTAAGCCCGAGCCCACCCTTGGACTTGGGCAGGAAGAGGGCCTCTGCCTTCTGCTGGGGGCTGTCGAGGTTGATGGTCCGGCCAAGAGCCTTGAAGATACGGGCCTGGTGGTCGACGATGCGGCTACGCAGCTCCTTGCCGAAGGCCTCCAAGGCGGCCTGATCAACCGGGGCGCCGTAAGCGGTCATGGAGATGACCACTTCCAGCAGCTCGCATTCAAGATCAAAAAGCTTCTGCAGACCCGCCTTTCTGATGGCCTCCCGGTTGCGCCGGTAGAGCAACCAGGTCATCTTGGCGTCCATGTAGGAGTAACGGGCAACGTCCCGGAAGCGGTGCTCCTCGACCCGCTTGCCGACGTCGCTCTTGTCGTAATCGATGCCGTAGATCGACTTGACCAGGGACTTAAGGCCGTTAGAGCGGTTCTCGTCGAGTAAGACCGAGGAAACGTAGGTGTCGTGCCACGGGCGCGGGATGACCCGGCCGCCGTAGTACTTGGCGATCGATCCAGCGTCGAAGGCGAGGTTGTGGGCGACCTTGACCCGATCGCTGAAGAACAGTGGCTCCAGCGCCTCGAAGACCTGCGAGGGGCGAAGCTGGGGCGGGGCAGCCGACCAGATGGGAACCTTGCGGTTCTGGATCTTGCCGGTCTTGGTCTTGCGCGGCTCGGTCCGATACCCGATAACCCGGTCCCCCTTGGTGTGGCCCATAGGGATGGTCACAGCCATGCCGTAGGTGGCCAGGGAAAGCCAGGTGATGGTGTTGTGGGCCGGGATCCCACGGTAGGGACGGGTGGTCTCCACATCCCAGCAGAATTCGCCGTAGCGCTTGAAGTAGGCGACGACGTAGGCGAGGTGGTCGGCGGTGGTGACGATGGTGCGGCTCAGCACGACATCTCCTGGACGATGCGGCCCGCCTCAGGCGGCGAGGCGGGCCGCGGGACCGAGCAAGGGGATTACTCGAAGATCTCCTCGACCAGCTCCTCCAGCTCCTCACGGCTGGGGAGCTTGATCACCGAGATGTCGTAGCGGGAGTCCATGAACTCCTCCAGCTCGCCCTCGTCCAACGGGGTGATGTCGCCCAGGTTGTCGGCGGTGACCGGGAGCAGGTTGTACTGGGTGTTGGTACCGGTGCCGCTCTTGGTGACCGCCCAATACAGGTCGTCCCGGTTGATGGGGCTGGTGCGGTGGTTGCTGTTAAGGCCCTCGAGCTTCTGAGCCAGGCGGACGCCGGTGTACCAGACCTTCAGCGTCGGGTTGTCGGGGTCATCGAACGAGACGATGTTGAAGGCGACCATGGTGCGCGGGTCGTCGCCCACGTCGCACAGCGGGCAGTCCTCACCCAGGCAGACGAAGTTCTTCCGGCCCTTGGCCTGGGAGACCCAGTGCTGGGCGAAGACCGCGAACGGCTCCTCGTCGAGGAACTTGACGATGATCTCTTCGTCTTCCTCCTCGATCTTGAAGGTCTCGATACCGGAGCTGCGCTTCAGGGAGCGGAAAGCGTCCCACCCGGGGCGGGGGGCACTGGCGACGACGCGCCGCTTCTTGGAACGTTCCACGCGGCGGGCCGTGCCCGCTCTGCGGGCCCGGCCCGCAGAGCGGGCACGGCGGCGCAGACGAGGCGACTCATCCTCGTCGTCCTCATCGTCGTAGCCGTCCCGGACAGTGGGGCGACGGCGGCGAGGCATCTCCTCCTCGTCGTCCTCGTACTCGTCGATCTCCTCCTCATCCCACTCCTCCTCGGGCTCGACGTCCCGGGCACGGCTGCGAGCACGAATCGCACGAGGCAATGTGTCTCCTTCGTCGGTGTGTGGTGGTTATCCGGTGTGTGGTGGTGTGGTGTGTGGTGGTTATCTAGGCATGCCTGCGTCTGCGTTCACTCCGGAGGGACTTAAGGTAGTCCTTGACGTAGGTGTCAGGGTTTGCAGTAATGTTGAGGATGCGTTCCAGGACAACCTTCTGGTGCTCGATGATCTGCTGGCGGGCGGTCTCGAGCGCCTGGGGCACGGTGGTGCCTGGCGGGAGGTCATCTGCCGTCAGCTCCACCGTGTCCGACACCTCAATGAACTCGTAGTCCCCCAGGTTGACGTGGTGCGTAATGGTCTCGCGGACGATCACGCCGCCTGACTCCTCAGACGCATGATCTCCTCGCGCTCCTTGACGGCCAGGTCGGAGAAGAGCCTATGAGCCCGCTGCGGGAAATTGGTCTCCTGGATCGGGCGGGCATGCGGCTCGAGAACGCCTTCCTCATAGGCGATCTTGACCAGGCCGCGGATCTGGGCGGCGGTGTACAGGCGGCGCCGCCCGTGGCGAGCGGATGCCGAATCCCGCGGATCACGACCGGGGAACACGGCGGTAGGCTTCGGAATCCAGCCGAAGACCTCCCACTTACGGATGGTGCCAGGCTTGCGATTCAAGGCCTGGGCCAAAACACCGATCCCATAGAAGGAACGCGGGTGACCCGCGACCTTGTACACCTTGGGCTTGGCCCCTTCCAGCGGGTCCGCGGGCATGGACTTGGGGATGCGGACCGGCCTCCAGGGCAGCACCTCTTCGGGTTCATAGGGCTGAGTGCTCACGTGACTAGATGCCCTCCAGCGCATACGTAACCGTGGTGTCAACCAGGGAGTCCAGCTCTTCATCGGTGAGTTGTCCTTCCTGGTTCAGGCGATAGAGAGCGTCCTGATCGAGTTCCTCGATGACCTTCGGCTTGAAGATCTCGTCGACGAGGCCCTTCTCTTCCGCCAGCGCCCGCGTGCGCTCTTCGTTGATCCGCTGACTGACGCGCTTTCGGCGGACCCAGCCTCCGTAGACCCTGCCGCCGATGGTGATCGGGTCGATCTCTACCACCCTGTGGCCCTTGGCGTCCTCGACGCCGTAGGCCTCGGCATAGGCCAGCAGCTTGTTGCGGAGTTCATTGATCCGCTGCTGAATGCTCTCTTCCTTCTGGCGGAGAACTACCCACTGTCGATACAGGCCATGAATGTGTCTGCGTTCCAGGTCGTTGTCCTGCTCAGACTGGGGGACGTTGAATTTGACTCGTCTCAAGACTCTCTCCGTGAGTTGAGATGTCCCCCTCGGGGGTATGTACTTTACCCCTGATTTACGGTCTTCCGCAACTTAGGATGTTTTGAAAAAGTATGGATGTCACTGACCAGTTTATATGTGCTCTGACCTGCTGACTCTCTGTAACCATGATCGCTTAGTATCCGATTAGTAAGGATGAATATTGGATCCTTTATAACGATGAAGCTGTAGCTGAAAGTACGCATGATCCGATGATCTAGGCCAATATTCGATAGACCGTCTAATAACAGGAAAGCCCCGCGTGGACGGTCCGCCACGCGGGGCTTTCTCGTCCTCGGCTATCGCGCTACCAGTANAGCGCCCTGATCAGCACGAATTCAAGACCGAGGCACTTGGGGATGTTTTCAGCTTGCAAAAAATGGATGGGGGTGAGTTTTTGCAGGTTGCAAAGACTCAGGGAGACAGCGTCGAGTCTGCCAGCGCTCCCGATGATGAGGCGTCCCCATGACCATGTGGCGACCAGTCAGGGATAGTGTAGGTGACGCCCGGCTGCTTGCTGGTCCTGTCTTGGGTGTTCAAGCGGTCCACGACGAGCGGCTTTGGTGAAGGACGCCGCCGTGGGGCGGGGGCGGGTGAGGTCCTC